CGTCCTTGTGGTAGATGATGAGATCTTCGCTTTCAGACCAGCCTGGGGCGACGGCATCCGTGTCGATCGCGATTCGGGCGTACGCAGCCATGCGCTCCTGTTCTGGGGCGAAACGATTCCAGATCTTGAGGCAGGCTAGATAATGCGCGCGCGTGACCCCTTTATCGAAGCCGGAGTAGTCCGCGCCGAAAACGGAAGCGCCCCGCGCTCTCCAGCCGTCTAGCTCGCTAGCTATGCGGCGTGGTACGACCTCCTCGCACTGGGGAACGGAGCGCAGCACGCTCTTGAAGTACGTCGTGTTCACGCGCTGCGATGCGTTCAGGATCATTGGGTACATGTGGATGTGTCTGCGGCGGCAGGCTGTTCCCCGGACGAGGAAGGTGGCCCGCTGCACTGCGTCCGCCGCGCCGCCCTCGACGAAGTACAGCTGCTCTTTTGCTATGGGCCCGGTCCTGGAGCCGATGACGCCGAAGGGCGTCTCGGGGAGAGTGTGCTGCAGACCGAGGAGCTCGAGCAGAATCAGGTGGATGCGCTCGACATCCTCGGGCCTCTTGATCATGCGTCCGGCCAGGACGGCGGATAGCATGCACTCATCCGCTTTTGTGAAGTAGGGGCAGCCCTTCTGCTTGCCACGAGGGTAGCCGATCCCTTTTAAGCGGCCGGGCCGGCTCGCTGTGTTCGCTATGTACTCCGAGACGGCGGCAGCGGCCTCGTCGAGGGTGGCGCTCGCGTCGTACGTACGGAGGCCGCCCTCTATGAATTGCCATCCGCCTATGAAGCCACTCTGCAGCAGGGCCTTGTCGAGGTGACCGGCCTCGGCGAAGCCCAGGTCCGACTCCCCAAGTGAGTTGAGGCGCGCCAGGAGCTCTTGGCCCACCTGGATCGCGCGGGCCTGACCCTCACGGCTCGTGACGAGGCCGAGTTTTGGTAGGCGCGGCATTTCGCTGTGCCGCTGGACTCGACCCATCCTCACCAAGTAAGGATGTGTCGACTTGAAGGGTTCGGCGGCAGGTAACCCGCGAACCGTCCCGCGCCTGTTGCAATACTCGGGCGCTGTCGGGCCCTCAAAAGGGGTCACTTTTGGCTCGGGTATGCCCATGCGGAACGCCGGTCCGGCGGGCGATGCTTGGGCGCGGAACGGTTGCGGTGACATTCGCTACGCCTCCTTCTTCTTGGGGGCGCTGTTCACGACGTTGATCGCCGCGAGCAACGAGCTGACGGCTGCGGTCACCGTCGTGCGCATCGTCGGTGTGCCGCTTTCAACGATGATACGCCATCGCCTCTTCTGCTCGATGGACCGGGTCGGCACGTTCTTCATTGCGGAGAGGGGGGAGCCGTCCAGCCAGCGGTCCGCCTTCGCCGGGAAGACGTTCCTAGCCCTCCACTGGAACTGCGGGATGATCTCTGTCCGCGATGAGCGGAACCACGTCTCGCCGTACGTCAGGTGCGCCCAGCGAGCGGAATCGGTCGCGATGTGCGCCTTCAGCTGGTCGACGCTGAGGCCGAATGCCTGCGCCACTGACGCTTCGGAGGTGGAGAAGAGCA